GATAGGTGTATCACCCATCACCTTACGCACGTGAACCTGTAGGTCAGCAGTAAGTTTCTGTTTCTCTTGCTCAAACTCCTCACGCACTTCCTCTAGCTTAGACAGATCGACTGCAAAGCCACGCTGATATATCTTAGTCAGGCATTTAGCTACACGGTTAGTCAGCCTGACAGTAGACAACAAACCAGCATCTGCTTGTGTATTAAGACGATACCACAGCTTATCGGCAAGCTGCTGCGTAGCATGAAGGTCAGCAGATAGGTACTCACACAACTCGTTGTATGGTATGTCTCGTGTGCTGTATCCCTTCTTGAAATACTCCTTCAAGGTATCCTGCTTCTTTGTGTCACACTCGTATCGCTCTGCACAAGCCTGTAGAGATAGTGGTTCTTTAACACCACGCTGCAATACATACTCAGCAAGCATAGTATCAAACACTGCACCGTCATACTTGAACCCTGACTCCCATAGCCATAGCAAATCATATGCCACGTTGTGACAGATCAATACAGTAGCTTGGTCAAGATACCACTGCACACGCTCATGGTAGTCAGCTTGACTAGGTACATCAGCATGGTCAAAGGGGAAGTGATGCTCAACACCTTGGTCAGTCAGTACACCCACCATAGTCAATGAGTTGGTAGGCTCAAAAGGATCAAGATGCATCTTACCGTCACGATGCGTTACTGTATTCTCTACGTCCAATGTTAGCTTCATGCTGTATACCTCGCTGTCTGATATTCTAATTCACAGTGTACAGTACCATGCCATCCTGTCAACTTATTTTTTACCACGTTGAGATGGCGTTCAATATCTTCTTCATCCTGCCCTTGTACTGGTGGGTTCTTCGCAATCAATACCATCAAGTCAGCTTCAGCAGCCTTACCTGTACGAGAACCTTCCATCATAGATTGATTAAGGATAACCTTGCCTTCTGCCTCTGCTGATAGCTGCGACATATAGAACATTGCACAGTCATGCTGCTTGGCAATCATACGAGCATGGACTGCATTAGCTTTGAGGGCTTCATCCGCACGGGCAAACCCACCTGTCTTGGCAAACTTATCTCCCATATCCAACAGAACTATGTCAGGCTTGTATGCCTTGCATACGCTCTCTACCCAATTCATGTCACGTCCTGTAGCATCTTTGATCTTGATACGTTCCTTCACAGGTGCATACAAGTCACGTGCCTTGCTGGGGTTAGCCTTTACCTCTTGCATAGTCATGCCTGTGGCAGCAGTCAAGTATCTTGCACCCACACGGTGATAGCCTTCCTCGTTACATAGGATAATACAGTTAGCACCCTGATGTGCAAACCCACCCGGTGAGGCAATCAAGCTGGCATGAAAGGATGTCTTGCCAGTGTTAGGCCGCGCACCAATCTCAATCAAGTGACCCGCATTAACACCCTCAACCTTACGAACCAACGTAGGTATATTGAATGTCCATCGTGCCTCAAGGTCATTACGAGCAAGCAAGGTTTCAATGTCAATGTCATCCCACTCAATGCTCAAGTTGGGTGTGAAGTCATCACCGTACTGCTCAAGCATCTGACGTAATGGCTCAAGAGTGGACTTATCACCATTCACATAATCGAAACCCAAATTAGCAATGTCTTCACCGATAACCTGTTGAAATAGCTTAGATAATACTTCTTGTGCTACGTCACTGCCCATCGGCTGCTCACGTTTAATCTGCCCAAACAAACTACGGTACGATGATTTCTGTGCGGTAGTAAGCGTAGGATTGTTAGCAATGAACAACGCCTCAATCTCATCAGGCGTAACAGTACGCTCGTACCTGTCCATAGCTGCGTCAATAGATTGCTTGATCTTGCGTACATCTGAACTAAACAATCGGTCAGGGCAACGAGANCCACGATGATCCTCGTAAAACTCTCTGTCCATCAAACTTCTAATCAGTGATAATTCCATTTAAATTCTCCATATCTGTCGGGTCACGATATTTNATATCATCTTTCAAACGTAGTACACGAACATCGTTCACGTGTCCACGTAATTCTTTTGCCATAGCCAGCGTCTTAGNTAATGCATCGGGGTCTAACGCTACTACGGCTGTCGAGAACTGTGCAAGATACCTTTTATGCGACTCTTGCAAACTCGTTCCAAGAAGCGCAACCCCGACAAAGTTACCGTAACCAACAACGGCTGCACTTACACAGTCCTCAACAACAACTGCGACTTTACCACAACCATGTGTGTATGGCAAGCCACTTTTTCCATATCTTTTCCATTTAGGTAGACGGTATCCAGATAGTGACCTACCTGTGGCATCTACCATCTTACCTTCATGCATGACAGGAAACACCACACGGCTTTCCTTTACGTCATACAACAAACCTAATTCATTCATATCTAGTCCCCACGTATCGCACCATCTATTCATGTACACGTTGTCACGATGAGGTATGATGTACGTAGGTAACTCAAATGTATCCATAGCAAATTCTTCTGCACCAGCAAAGCCAGCCTTTATATCCTCTACAGATAGATGGACACGTGTGCCACCTGATACCCTACAAGATACCTTGTAGCAATTCCATACGAGACTGCCCATGTTATTGGTAGCTGTAAATGTTTTGTATCCCTTACAGTTAGGACAGTTCATTCTTTTAGTCTCACCATTACTAAGACCTAAATCACTTACTATGTTATATATATTATTCATGTAATATCACTTTCCTTTGCGGCAGTTGAATGCTTATATCACGAGTTCTTACGTGCTGTCAATGCATTATTTGCACTGGTATACGTATTTTTTAAATAAGGCTTAACCGATTGTGGGTTAGCGTGTCCTGTAACCGACATGATTTGTCCTATACCTACCTCTGCATCTACCATCTCTGTTACACCTGTGCGTCTTAAATCAGACAGACGTAGTTCCTTTGATAGACCTGCTTCATCCATCAGCTTACGTGCGTGTAGCGGCAGTTTATATATAGTGTAAGGCTCATACACACCACGATAAGCGGTTGGTCTGGGTGCTATATAAGACTGAAACCCAAAGTCCTGCTCTTGTTGTATAAGCATATCGTATAAATCCTCGTCAATAGGTAACTCAACTTGAGCATTTCGTTTTGATTGATGTATAAGGACACGCCTAGTCTCAAAGTCTATAGCATCCCATGTCAGTAGCCGCATATCACCTACTCGCTGACACCATTCATATGCCATGTGAGCAATCAAACCTATGTTACGAGTGCTAAAATCACTGTACGCAGCGTCTAGCAGTTTCTTGACATCCCCCTTCGACCACACCACCTTACGAGGCTTGGTGGCTCTCCTGCGTACCGTAGCGAAAGGATTGACGTTACAGTGTTCCATTCTTACTGCGTAGTTAAGAAGTATTCTAGTGACAGCCATGATGTGATTCGCAGTCGAGATACCACGATCACACCACAGGTCATAAGATAACTTAGCTTGCTTGGTGGACATTTTAGTGACATCCACCTCGCCAATGACTACCCCATCAACAGAAGTAGCCAACGCATTGGTCAAGCAGTATTGATAGTGTGCTTTAGTTTCATCCCGTAAGTTCTTGTAATCATGGGAAGAATAGTATTCTTTAGCTACCTGTTTTAGTTTCATTTAATTCCCCATATAATATAAGTCAATTGCCAATTGCTGTATCTTGTCATGCCACATTAATTCTTGTGTAAACTTTTTAGGTATATTATATATACCATAATGTGCGCCAGCTATCATGCCAGCTACTGCGCCTGTCGTGTCACTGTCGTGACCACGATTGACTGCAGCGATTACGCAATCTTCAAAGCTGTCTGTTGTTTGAAATGCCCACATAGCTGCCTCGTATGTTTCTTTTACATAGCCGCCCGACATAACATTTTTCCTATCTATATCAATAGGATGCCTAAACGATGTATAGTTTTGCAATGGGCTACCCGCATACAATTCTTCTGCAAACATTCTGCTATACAATACACACATTTCAGTGCCGTGTGTAAGCAGCGTCTGCTGTGTAGCAAGCTGAACCAAATGCTCTCTGGACTTAGCACATAAAACAATAGGTGCAATACGCATAAGCGCACCATTGCCAGAGTTTTTAGGGTCAGTTGACCCAGCGTAAGGTCTTGACGGATCATCTGCGTACTTGCACAAAGCGGCTCTCGTAGTAGTGCCTATGTCAAAACAGACACCACGAGGAATAAATGCGCCATTGGAATACCATTTGCAAAAGTTCTGCATGATTACGTCTGCATCAAACGCCCCTTCTGCGCGAATGGCACTACCCATAGCAAAAGCCATAGCCGTATCGTCTGTCCACTCACCTTTCTTTACATTCCATATACCACCTGTGTGGTATTTAGTTATATAATCATCTGGTTCTCTTGGGTCTTGAAACTCTAGGGGTGCGCCAAGTGCATCACCCACAGCAAGTCCGACTAACATACCCATTGCATTGTCTACTGTACCTTGCATAGCACACCCCTTTCGTTATAGTTAAGCCGCAACAGCTTGAAACTGTGGCGTATTTACCCAATTAGCTACCTCAATCTCACGCATGAACAGAGACTTAGACTGTGTGTCGCTGCCAGTGTTACGCAGGGCAAAGCCATTACGTTCATCTGCATAGGTAGCATAGTTAGTGAAGGCAGAGTATAGTGACCACAGATTGCGTCCNCGTGTGGATACCTCTTGNTTGTATAAGCCATACATCTTCTCTGACTTACGGTCAGACTTCATAATGCCTTCAAGCATAGCCTTGACATCAACGTGCATCAGGCTTGTGTTAGCCCAGCGTTGCATCTGTTCTGCCTGTGCAGTGAAGTCTTGTTGTGACTTGTGCAGTTCAGTGATGAACCTGTCTAGGCTAAAGTTACTGGTGTTCTTACGCATAACTTTGTTGTGATCACCTGTTATCTGCCCATTGAGACAGAAGAAGTCGATAGCACCAAAGATAGTGGTGTTAGAACACGTGCCGTTGACACCATGCAGCGCAATGATACGCTTCATTAACGTAGTCTCGTGCTTGTCAGTGGTAATCTTGGCAGTCACGTTAGGCAGGGTCACGTCCATCATAGCCCAACCATCTTTATGTGCGCTGCGCCAGTTAATCTTTGCACCTTCCATGTCGTAGTCGGACAGTGTTTGTGTCGTAGTGTCCATGACATTGCGGAAGAAGTCACCATGTGATGCACAGGTGAAGCCATTGCCTACGATACCAATGTAGTCGCCAGTGTCACCGTTGATGACATACTTCTTATCGTCAACTTTAGTCGGCTCAAACTCAACATTGAAGTCGAGGTGTTCTGGAATATATTCTAGCATAATCATTCTCCTATCGTTAATTGATACTCTGTTATATATTATATTCTAGCAAATGTCAACCCTGTTCACGCACATCAAAGTTAAACTCATGGCGCAGCCTGTCCTTTGCATCAGACAATTCTTGCAGGTCATAGGCAGTGACAGCTTTGATGCCGCCTAAGTCTGGATACATGGCAGTGTCTAGTATCTC